ACTGTCTACAAATTTATTAGATATACGGTTTACCATAGATGAAAAACGTGCATCTGAACCTGCGTTAATCTCATTTTGTACTTTTTCGTACTGGGCTTTTACTTCAGGCCGTTTGTACATATGGTAGTTAAACATTTGCCATGATTTAGGCGCATTTAACATTGTCCATTGTGGGCGTAATAAATAAGCCATCATAAAATCAGCCATTAATTCACGTGGATTATCTCTGTATGCAGTGTATTTAGGGTCTGCTTGTCTGTTAAATGGTTTCCACAATGCAGATAACGCCTGCAATTCTGCAGTTATTTCTTGTCTACTAACTAGCCCTCTATTTCTAATTTCTGTTTCAAATTTACGTTTAAATATTTCAGCAGCTTCTTCAGACATTTTAGCTTCAGCTTCAGTCTTAGGTTTTTTGCCATTTATTCTATCAACTAATGATTTAATGTGTGGGTCAATCATTCCACGCATTGCACTTTTAGTTATAAGTTTTTTAAGTTTGCCATCCATTTTGACAAATGCTTCATAAAACTCTTTGTTAATTTTATTTTTAATGTCAGGCACACGGAATATATCTAGTATTTTTTCAGGTGTGATCTGTAAATCTTCTGTAATTTCTTTGTCTACTTTAGGTTCTTTTTTAGCAGCTTCTACTTCAGCTTCTTTTTTAAGTTTAGCTATTTCTGCTTTACTTAATATTTGTGCGCCATCTGCTTTGCCATCAATCCATTTGTTCATGTAGCCTTTAAGTGCAGCTAGTGAACCTAGAATATTACCTTTGCTCATAGTTTCTGCAGGTAGGTAATCAATTAAATGCCCTATTTCATGGGCTAATGTCATTGTAAAATCTTTAGGGTTTTCTTGTAATGCACGACTAACAACTACTTTTAATTCTTCTTTTGACATTTTTTGTGGAATGCCATCTTTAACTTTTCCAAATTGAAAGTAACCACGCAAACCTGCTTTGTTCATACGCTCTACAATAGGCGTTCTGTTAATTAGCACTTCTACTAATTCAACAAGATCAAAGGTATCTAGGCCTTTAGATTTGTTATATAATTTTTTGTATTGAGCATTAATAGGCATTTCTGGTGGTGGCTCATTAGGTATACCCCAAGTGTCATCACCTTTACTGCTTTCTACACGTTCATCTGTACGGAATTTTGTTTCTGTGTCAGGAAATACACGGTCTTTTTTAGCAATGTGTGTATTGTAATAACTGTTAGCTTGATGATCTAACTGTCCATTAATCTTTTCACCTCTAACGGCTGCTATTATTTGACCTTTGTAAAACTGTAAATCTTTTTCTAGTACAACTAATACATCATCAATAACACCAAACTTTGTGTTACCTGTTTCTATTTTTCCATCTTTTGTAGTGTATTTATATGTTGCTAAACTTTCTACAACACTTCTAGGAAATGCAATGTTTTGACCTTTGTTTGTACGGTAAACAATACTATCTACTTTACGTGTAGATGGCCCATCACGTGTCACGTGAAACACCTCTTGCACCCTACTAATAGCATCTTGCTTTCGTACTACTTTAAAGTTTTCTGCAATAACTGCGCTAGTGTTTTCCATCTTAACACTTGGCTTACTAAGATTTGTTTTAATAGATGCAGCAACTTCAGGCATTGCTTTTAGATTTACAAATACATCTGGTGTACCAATTGTTTCTTTAGATTGTATAACTGTTTCTGTTTTAGATATAAGTCTAATGTCTTCAGCTATTTTTTCTGGTGCTTTACCTAAGTTATCGTTTTTAGCTAATTCAGCTTTTCTTGCAGCAACTTCTACAATGTCAGTATTAAACTCACCTTTAGTTTGTCTTTCACCAAAATTAGTTTCTACTTTTTCAGTTATTTCTATTTTGCCATCTTTAGTAACATTTATAACTTCATTAGTTGCTTCCATTGGCGCACGTACATCTATTTCTTTTACATGTACAATTTCACCGTTATCTAGTTTAACTTCTAAAATAACCTCACCATTAATTTCTTGCCTGTTTAATACAGTAGCCTCACGTGAACCAGACGGTTCTATAGCTACTTTAGTGTTTGGCTCAAATTTAGGTGGTTCTACAAGTTTGATGCCTGCTTCTTTTTCTAAACCTGCAATAAACGCATCGTTTAACTCTGCCAATGCTCTTGGCTCTATAATATCAGGGTCTAATAGATCAGTTTTTACGTCTTCCCTTCTTTGGGACAATGTTTGCATATCACGTGGATGTACGCCATATTTTTTGTACACATGATACAATTTGTTAATACCACCTGCTGCACCGTGTAATCCAAAAATTAATACAGCAGCATGCGCAAAATCTTTTCTAGTAGGTACTTGACCTTCTAATACAGATGATAAGGTAACTAATGTACCAACTTCACCTGCCATTTGTGTTTTACGTCCACCTCCTACTGCTTTAATAGCTTTACCTGTACCATATGTAGCTGCACCAACTGTTGTATATTTACCAAATGTTTTTAGCGATTGAACACGCATAATTTCATCTAACAATTCATCAAAATCATTTACCTCACCATTTAACATTGCACGCATATACACATCACGTACTGTTTCAGGTAATCCAAAAGAAAATCCTAATGCAATAAAAGGTGTTGCGGGCGCTGCTGCACCTCCTGTAGCTGCTGTTAATGCCATTCCTGTGCCTGCACCTGTTACAAACCCTAGACCCATCATTGGCAGATCGGCTGTCAGTGTTATGGCACTTTGTATTATTTCTTGTGGAAAGTTTTGTGCTTGGTGCATAAATATTTGTTCATATGCTGCTTGCGGGTCTACACCATCTTCTGTAACTGCTGTGTGATATGCTTGTATTAGACCCATTGTGGACATTGAATATCCTGCGCCAAATACGTTTTTATCACCTGCACCGCCTGTATATTTAACAAACTTACGGCCTGCCCAACTGTCTTTCATAAATTTAGTAATAGCCCAATCATCTTCATCAGGTGTTAGTATGTCACCACCCCATGTTGCTAATTGTGGTAATTCATACTCATATTTAAGAGTATTCCACGCACCCATGTATTCATCTACACGTGCATTAAAAGCGTCTGTATCCCTATTTACGCCTGTTAGAGCATCCATTTCTAATGTTAATTCATCTAATTCATTTAAAAACATGTCCATTGTTCTGTTTTCAAAATCAAGATTTTTAAATTCATTAGGGTCAGCATTAAATAATCCACCAGACTCTACAAAGTCTTTTATGCCAACATCTACATTTTTCATTTCTTCTTCTATTTCAACGCGTCTAGCATTAATCTCAGCTATACGTGCAGAATTGTCTATAACCTTTGGTGGGTTATAATATTTTGTATATAACTCTGTTAGCGCATCCTTATCACCTCTAGCACCTTTTAATATGTATGCTTGGGCTTCAGGGTTCATCATTAGTTTAGTTAATGCCAATGCACGTTGAGCATCTAAAGATAATTTACCTGCATCTTTATGTGTGTATGCTGCCTCTAATGACTTAGGCATTTTAAAATCAGGGTTTTGTGCTTTAGCTATATTTCCATAGTAATTAAGTAATTCTGTTATTTCTTCTCTACCAATTTGAAATACACCAGTTTTAGTATTTGTTTCGTTTTGTATGTTTCTGTTACTAGACTCCATACCAGATATAAATGATAAGAATTCGTTTATTGTTCCTAAATCATCATCTTCTAAATTTTGTGTGTTTTTTATTGAATTTAAAATAAGCATACTAGCAGGGCCAGTAGTAACTGTAGTGTTAAGTATTGGCAGTTTAGCGTCTTCTTTTGGCCTTCTTATAGATTTATATTTTTTGCCATCAATTGTGACTAAATAATTAGGATTTCTGTTTACTAACTTTTTTTGTCCATCATCTAATTGATCATAATAAATTAAACCTTTTGCTTTCATGTCTGCTTCTCTAGCAGCAATAGCAGCTTGTTCTTCAGCTATTGTGGCAAAAAGTTGTTCGTTGTAGTCAGGTGTTTTACCAAATGCAATTGAGTCAGGTTTTTTAATAACCTGATCTGTCATTGTTAATATATTTGTTGTATCTAGGTTAACAGTGTCACCATTTTTAATAGGTGCTGTGCTTATCTCATTGTTATTTTTATTAACTTCTGTAAAGTTTGTAGCAGTTGAACCATCTTTTTTAGCGTTTTTTTCTGCCCAAGTAGTGCTTACATCGTTTGAGGCAGTTGTATTGTTGCTTTCTGTATTAGCAGCATAAGTATTACTGCTAAGATCACTGTCTACTAACGGTTCTATTGTTGTACGCTCAATACCGTAAAATTTATCTATTTGATTATTAGAAAACCCTGCTTGTATAAGCAATGGACGTTGATCATTAATATGACCAATAATTGATTCATCATCAAATCCTGCTAATTTAAGTTGTGATGCAGTTATGCCAACAGCCATTATTAATTCCCATTAGGCAAGACTATCATACTTTGTGAACTTTCACCGCCTATTACATCGCTTCGTAGGAATGAAGGTTGCCCAGTATTAGAGCCTGCTTGTTTAATATTCCATGTTTGTAATCTTAGTAAATACGTATTAATATCTTCATTTTCACCTCTAGGCGGCACTATTGTATTATTTTGTGAACCTCTAGCTACACCGTTACTATTTACATAATTTGCCCATCCTACAGGGTCTATTCTGTAATTACCCATTTTGTCATCTTCAAATATATATGCACCTGTACCTTGTGCTTTTTGTTCATAGTTTTTAATTTTATCTGCTTTTACTTGATCTTTGTAAACTTGCGCAAGATCATTAATTAAGTAATCAGGGCTGTTTGGGTTCATAAGCATATTGAACATAGATATGCCTTTTTTCTCACCTTCAGCAATTAAACGTGTTAAATTATTAACAGCCGTATATGCTGTCATATCCATATTAGAACCTATAATATTAGATATTTGTGCAGCTACATTTTCACCACTAAGATTTTGCATACTATCTAATTGACTTAAAATATCAGGTGGCGCACCTGCTTCTTTCATAACAACTCTAACTGCATTTTTATACATAAGAATTTTGTTTGAATTTGCATCTTTTTGGAATTTTTCAACTTGTGAAATAAGTGCTGTAGCACGTTCAGGTTTTAATCTACCGTTTGCAGCAGCCGCTATTATTACATCTTTTTCTTCCTCTGTATCAATAGCTTTACTTAAAACCATAGCTGTAAGAATACCATCTGTTTTTATACCATCTGGCGTATCCCAATATTTAGTTGCAGTATTAAGTGAAGATAGTGCAGTGCTATATGCAGATGCTAATGTTTTCTTTGTTGTGCCTTCTAATGTCGTATTAGCTTCTAAATCTGATAAAAATGTAGAATCTTGTTTACCTTGATAAATGCCTATTAATCTATTGTTAAAAGCATTGTTATCTGCTTTTTGATTTACAGTAATTTGGTTTGTATCAAATGTATCTTGTTCATTAGATTTTACTCTAGCATCTTTAATAAATGCTGCTCTAGCAGGGTCATCTACAGTAAGTGGTTTACCATCTACATCAAACATTTCTACAGTTGGGTCTGCAGCCTTTTCAGCTACTTTAGACCAGTCTGTAGTTGTGACACCGTTTGGATTTTTATAGACAGGAATTTTACTATTTTCACCTGATTGTAACAACATCATTTGATTGTTAACTTTACCTAATAAAGCATCATAACCAGTGTCTAATGTTCCTTGATCAAAAGTAGCAAGACCTTTGTAGGGAGTATATTTTGTGTTAACCCAATCTTCCCAGTTACCTGTAAGTTGTGCTACTGATGTAGACCTATCTATTGATAATTCTGTTTGATTATAATTAGTATTGTATGCTGTTATAGATTGGGCATTTCTAGTTTTACTAATATGTCCTTGAACATTAATCTTACCCTCCATAAATACTTTGTTATGGTGAGGTTCGTACCTGCTCCATGCGTATTCATCAAATACACCATCTGTTGTAAATTTATCTTTTTTTATTTTTGCAGTATGTGCTTTCCAATCTTTTTCATATTCAGGTAAAAACTTTTTGTAATCTTTACGTGTTTCTAAACCAAAGTTAAAATCGTTGGCTCTCATCATACTATCGCCTTCAGCAGACGTAGCTAAATCTAAAATCTCTTGATCACGTTGTCTTGCAACATGTTCTACTTTTTGCGTTGCAAATGTTGATACAGCATCTAACATGCTTTGGCCTAGATTAACCATGCCTTGTGCGCTGCCTACACCTGTAGTAAGCGTTCTACCGCTTTGTATTGGTGCGCTGCCTACATTGCCTGTATATCTAGGTATCTTCATTATACTTTAGTCCCATATTTTGCAGCATTATCCATATTTGCTTTATATGAGCCTGCACTTGCTGCTGTATTAAACAATGATTGCCCTATAGCAAAATTAGCATTAGCTATTTCACCTGCTAGCGCAGAATCACCTGCTTGTGTTTTAGCCCATAATCCTTTTTCTAAATACCACATATCTGTTTCAAATTCTTCTATATCTGCGTTTGCAACAATTAAACTACTACCTGTAAACATTTGTGCGCCTGATGCTCCGCCTACAGCACGTGCTAAACTCATACGTTTTTTTTCATCTGTTAAACGTTTTTGTTTTTCGTAATTAAAATTTAATTCATTTTCATATTTATTCCACGCAGCATTAGCTTTTAAATTTTTCTTCTGCTGTTGGATACCCATAACCGTAACTGCGGTTGAAGCAACCATTGCAGGAATTACCCACCATGCCATTTTAGTATCCTCCTCTAATCACTTGTCACCAACGTTCCAGTTATACCAAGAACCGTCATTGGTAAGGGTTGTGTTTGTTCAATTGTAATTTTACCTTCTCTATCCCATCCAGTATTTGTTACACGTTTATCACCTGTAAATGGGGGTATGTTTTGCCCAACGGGTGTAGAAGATGATCTAAACGGTACTTGATCATCGTTAATTGTTACACCTACTGTTTCAAATAATCTTACTGCCACTTCATTCCACCTTTTAGGCCTGTTTTGCGCTGACCCTGCTTGTGCGCCTGCCTCAATACGCATAGTAGTCATTTTGCTAACATATCCTAGGCCTATTTCTACGTTTTGAAATCCTGAAGTAGATGGCAACGTTACTGTAATTTGACCATTAGTAACTGTTTGATCTGGGTATACAGCATCACCTACTAACACTTGTACTGTTTGACCTTCTAAATGATCTAAGTTTGTTAGTGTACCTGATGTTCCGTTTACTAATCCGTTTAATGTAGAGTCCATATTTAGCGTTGGGTCTAAGTATTCAACATATTGTTTTTTTGTGCCGTTAATTGTTCTTTCAACAACAGTCCAAACTTCCGTTGTATCACCTACTGGAAATGACGCAATAGATTTAACTTTTGCATGATTTTTAATAATATGTGTTCCTGAACCTGTGCCTATTTGATGTACGGTTCTATCTACAGCTTGTTTATATGTTCTAGCTAATTCTATTGTGTTAGCGTCTATTTTTATAACATAGTACGTTGTACCATTTATTAGACCGCCAATGTCTGCATTCCCATTATTGTCATATATAATTGGGTCGCCTGTTACATAACCATGGGCTGAAATAGTAAAATACCCATTTTGGTCAGAGTCAGATGTATAAGCTACTAATGCTGAAGATGTATCAATACTATGTTGTATGTAACCGCCAAGTATATGTCTATGCCATGCAATAACATCTTCTTCACGTTTATATGTCATACCTAATAACATACCATCATCACGCACAGCCCAATAAATACTTTCAGGTTCTTGCGCATATGTAACATCTTTAATGCCTGTGCCAGTAATATGTTCTGCTAATAAACACATATCTGGTGCTGAATACGCATCATCTTCAAATTGATACGCAAATTCTCTTATTTTTTTTCTTTCTTTTTGTACAAACAAAATAACGTTACCTACTTGTATTGGTTCTGTTGTCCATCCACCGTAAGTAGTTTGTTGTGTAATTGTTACATTGTCTGGTTTTAAAGGTTCACCTGTTGGTCTACCTACTTTAAATTCACCGCCTGCTGTACCTACAACAAGATCACGGGCAGGTGCTAACCATCTAATTACATTTACTCTGTTTGCTGCAATTGTATAAATAAAAGCATCTGCAGCATCACCACTGCCTACATCAAAATTTGTATATAAACCTGATTGTGATGCCCATATAGTTTGTGGATATGCAGTTGAACCACCAAATACTAAACGTTGTTCATAAAAAGATACTGTACGCGGATACCCGTTGCTTCCACTCCAAGCTGCTGTTGTGCCATCATCTAAAAATGGGCCATTTGTAAATGTTTCATTACCAATAGACCATGATGAATGCCCTGTTCTTGTTAATTTTTGTGGTGATATTGTTTCATGCACAATGTACATAATATCTGCAGATTGTGTGTATTGTATTTCATACAACATACTTTCGGTGATGCTAGTAGAAATCTCATAAATTTTGTTCGCATCACCACCGCTAGTATACGTTGTATAAGCAGTGCTGTTTATATTATTTCCATCCAAGTCTTGTAGTTCAAACGTGTTAGTAGTTTTATTAGCTACTTTATAACGTTTGCCGTTTATTTCTGTCATACCTCCAACAAGTGTTATTATAACTTCATTGCCATTAGAATAACCATGGCTAGATGCTGTAACTACTGCAGGATTTGCTTTTGTTATACCTGTTATTGTTTTGTCATTTTCTGTAATAATACCGTTATCTTTGTAAAAACGTATGTATTGATCACCAAATTCAAGGCAATAGCTTTGTTCTACGTTAAATTCAAAAGGTATTAATCTTACTGTTTTTGTGCTGTCTTTTACAGGCCCAACAAATCTAGTGCCATATCTACGTGCTGCACCTCCCTGCGGAAATACAGTCATATTTTGTAACAACTCTAATCCGTTAGCATATTTTTTAAAATCAATTTGCCCTGCTAACTTTGGTGTAAGTTCGCCTGCTGTAAAATTTGATTGAAAAGGGTGTACTCTCGCCATTATTTTCTAAAGTCCGTAAATGTGTTAGATACAAGGTCATCAATAAATCCTTCTTGACCATCAACACTACGGGCTTCAGATAGTTTGGCTTGATACATTTTTTCCATCTGAGCCTGTAGTTGCGCGCTTCCTGTTATTGCATACGCTAAATCTACAGCCAACTTAGATGTTAAGGTTTCTACAAACATAGCATCAAATAACGTTGGGTCAGTAACACGGGCAATATACAAAATCTTTGCCGTGCTTTCATCTGTAAGCAAGACCCTGCCACTTGTTGCATCATTTTCTATTTTAAATATATAATCGGGGTGTTCCATTTCCAACACACGTAAACAATATGGGTCTGTTGGTAATGCGTACATATGATTGTAACCATATGCAGGAGCAGAAGATAGCCTAGCTAAACTTGCTCTAGTTATTGCAAAATTAAATGGATGCGCACGCAATACATGATCACGGGCATCTGTAAAAAAGGCATTACACAAACGCGCTCTTTCAGTATCATCTGTAAGACTTGTAATAGGTGCATCACCTAACCGTCTTAAAGCGTTACTACATATAGATACGTCTGTTGCCATTCAAATTCCTTTATATAAAAGAACGGGGGGTTTTATCCCCCCATCCTAATTATTACTTAGTCAGTTACATACTGCATCGTAAGTACAATAGTACCCGTTGCAGCCGCGCCTGCTAAAGTTATTGCCACAGGCAAACCATCTGCATTAGCGTCAACTTCAGTTCCGTGACCTAAAGCAATAGTTGCACAAATGTCAGATTTACCTGCTGATGCAGATGAAGCTGCCGCTTTGTACGCTGCTGCTGAAGCTGAAACTGCTGTTCCTGCTGCATTAGTATGCGCTGCGTAGCCTACAGCTAGAGTAGTAGATGAACCTAGTGCATCATGTGCAATAGAACCACTTACAATTCTCGCGCCGTTTGGCAGATTAAACATTTCAACAACATCACCAATTGAAAGTGCAGACGCTTCATAAGTAGCGTAAGCAATTCTAACTCGTCCTGCTAGTTCATTTGTTTTAATCTTATCAGTTGGGTTATTTTGACTCCAACTGGTCTTCTGTGCTGAGTATACAGTAGCCATGTTTTAACCCTCCCTTATTCGTTGCAAGCAATTTCTACTACTTTTTCGTCTTCTACTCTCGTAGCGCCGATTGTCATAGATAGAAATACCTGTGTTGCGTAATTCTTGTCTGCTCGTTCAGATATTCTTGTAGAAACATCAGAACCTACAGCAAGCCCAATACCAGACTGGCAAAAAGCCAACACTTGTCTGTCAGAGTTAGAATCAAGCCCTAGTCTTTCAGTTCTTAGGAATTTAAATCCTAAGTACGTATCAATTTGGCCTTGTACTAACGCCTTAATACTTGCGTAATCTGAAGAAGTAACTTTTTCAAGATTTAACAAGTTAGACATTTGTTTGCTAGTTACGATCATATACCTTGCTTCATCTGGGTCAACATCATTAGCATCAAGTTTTTCTTTAGCTTCAATGAGTTTATCCAGAGTTAGCCCTGCAGAACCGTGAACGATTTTTTGAGTTGATGGTAATGCAACTGAAGTGCCGCCTGATACACCACCGTATGATGTACCTGTTGCAGCAGCAATAATTGAATCATCCATTGCTCTACCCATCGCCCAAGCGCCTGCCATAGCATATTCTGATTGAGGGGAAATAAGCATTCTTACCTTATCTTCCTGATCAATCAAGTCCGCCCAGTCGTAGTCGTCCATAGTAACTTTCCGTCTACTATGGGGTGTGTCCATTCTAGGTGTGTCAGAGTGTCGCGATGTACGCTTCTCTGCAGCAACAGACCCTATTCGCTCAAAGAAGTGCGATTTTCCTGTAACCGTTTCCGATCTAACCGCATCCCTTAAACGTGAGCCTTTTTGCTGTGCCAAATGGAACACGTTACTTTTGTATTGTTCTACAAAAGCCGTAGTTATTTGCACTGACATAGTGTGCCTCCTTTAGTTTAAGTTTAACATTAATCGGTTTTTATCCTTTTCAGGGAAACCTTACAGTAAACGCACTGTCAAACGGATTTTACGGTATCACACCGAACAACTTAGGTTATCCTACGGGCCTATGTGTTGTATTCGTTTTAATATACCATATAACTTACTAATTACCATGCACTTTTTCCATTAGCTGTCGCATACGCTCTACAGCTACTTTGTGTTCAGGATTTTTCTGATCAAAGTATGCGTGGGTAGGGTTGTTATATACGCTATTAATTTCATCTTGCGCGTCTAATCTATTGGCAGCTAAAGTATTATTCTGAGTATTTTGCGTCATATCTTCAGTTACTTCAGCACCTAAACGTGCAAACAATTTAACTACTGCAGGGTGGTTACCTGCGGATGTATTCATTAAATCCATAATTTCTTGATCACCATAAACTTGTAAAGCGCGTTGTGCAGCTTTCATGTTTTTACTGTAATCAAGACCCCAATCCTGTTTCAATGCTGTTTCCGTTTCTTCTTTTTGTGCAGAAAGCATTGCAGGTTCGTTTTCTAATTGGTGTTGAATAGCACCAGTTTGATAATTAATCAAAGCATCTACTTGTGATTGATTTAAACCTATTTTATGTGCAACATTCTTAAATTCATTAAGTTGTGGCTCACCAAAATATTCTGCCATATCATCAGGTACTTTTGTTTCATAAGCTGCAGGCTCATCTGGTCTACCCAGTTTACCGTACAATTCATTAAAACCTTCCTCATCTTTAGGGATAGGAATACGATTACCCATTTGTTTTTGTTGATGTACTACAGTTTTGGCAAGACTTTCAATATCTTTAAAGTTTGACAAAGTTGGGTCATTTTTTAAGTCGTCAGGTAGGGTTGATTTCCAATCTAGGTTATCGCCCACTCCTTCAGACCCAAGTACCGTAGTATCTTGAGTTACCTGTTCTTCGGTGGTAACGGCCTCTGCGTTATCTGACATATTTATTCTTTCCTCTCTTTGGTCATTGATTTAATGCGTAGAAAAAGGCTACGCTGTCCTTCCTTAAATGCAGTTTCATATGGGTCTTTAGAAAAACTAATTTTATTACCATACGCTGCTTCTAAGTCTTTTAGCACTTCTTCACCCGCAGGTGATGTAAAACACTGTTTATAATTATTTACAAGTTCAGTGTGTTCTTGGTGCAATTCTTCTAATTGACTAATATTGTTTTTTGACATTATGCCTTTGTTCCAATTTTAGGAAACCCCTTTTTCATGTTGTCATAATTTTTGGCAGTAATAGTGCTATTTTTTTTACTTCTACTTGTGCCTGATTTTTTTCTTTTATTAATATTATAATATAAACCTTTTTTTGCCATTACATTAATTCCTGTTCTGCTTGTGCAGTAGCTTCAGACATAACATCTTGTACATCTGGGTCTGCAACAGCTTTAGCTGCTTCTGCCTGCATTTTGCCTGTTTGCGCTTGTTGTTGTTGTGCCATTAACATTTGTTGTTCCATAGCTGCTTGTTGTTGCGCTTCACGTTTTTCTGCAACATCATCCCTAGATATAAGAATAGATTTAGGTACACCAAGCAATGTAGCCCTCATTCTTATAGCTTCATCATGGTTTATATTGTCCATAATAGATGGGTCTATTTGTGCAACGTTAGCTGCTAGTTGATATAATTTATCAATAGCTTGTGCTTCTTCCATACGTTGTGAACGTGCCAATGGCCCTACGTATTCAATATCCATCTTGGCTTCTTGTATAGAGTCAGGTGGCGGGAGCAACGCACCTGCTCTAAACATAATACCAAAGACACGTTCAATTAGTGGGTTAAGAAATTCACTTTGGAATCTTCCTAACGTTGGCCCAAGAAGTCTTTGCATAAGTTCATATCTAACTTGAACCTCTGTTGCAGTCATTTGCGGCCCGTCCTGCAACTGTAATTGATCTGAATAGTACGCTTGTCTAATTGCAGTTCTTAACTGCCCTTCTTTCATATCTGTAATTTGCCAGTTACTACCAGTTTGTAATGGTTTAATTGCACCATCATTTCTGATTACTGTAATGCCTGCAGGTGTAGTTCTTACTCTGCCAATGACACCATCATCCTGTACCAAAAGAGGGGGGTCAATTGCTTTTGCCCATGCTTTTAATCCAATTTCTACAGCTTTGTTTAATGTTTTAATATCAGGTAGCGCGTTGTAACTTGGTGATCTTCCGTAAATTTCACCTGTTGCTTTAGCCCATCTAGGTACTAAATATGGAAACTCGTTATATCCACCTGTACGTACTTTCATTTTATCTTCTATACAAACATGACAACTATGTATTGGTAGCTTAGTTGCTGTTTTACCAGTAGCACGTTCGTAATCTGCAGTAGGTTCTACTGCGTGTATAAATGTAAATTCTTTTTCAGGTTTTTGTTTTGCTGCTTCTAATACTTTTTCACCAAGATTTTCTTCACCAAATTCTTGTAGTGCTTGTCGCGCAGACATTTTATATTTTCTGTAAACTGTATCAATAAATCCATTATTATTTTCTTGCACATAAAATTCATTAATGTGTAATGTCCTAAAATGTATTCCACTATCGTTAAATCCATCTTTGTGTTCTTCTACAAATAAACATCCAGTACCAATAGATGTTAAATCTAAATACATTTCATGTACTTCAGTATTAAAATTTGCATCATTAAATGCGTCATACATACGTCTAGCAGTATCTTCTAACCACATTTGCGTATCGTGATCTTCATTAATAATTTTATCGCGTAATTTAATTGAGAACCAAGGAAGTGATGGGGAAGTAAGTGTTCCTTGTAAACTTGCTGACAACAATGTGTTTGCTGTAACTGCTGTACTGTCAAATAAAACTTCAGTACGTTTTGTACCTTTTGATCTTACAGTAGTAATGTCTGCCTTACGCGGCATAACATAATCAAGAATTTCTTGCCAATGGTCTTCCCATGTGCCTCTATTAGACTCCATAGTAACAAGACGTTTCTTTACATAATCAAAAGCTGTTAATTGTTCCATTATGTTAAAGTTCCCCCCAACATTGTTTTCTTAGTTTCGGCTTCTTCGTCAACTCCCATTCCTGAAGTCAAAATAGTTGCACCTGCTCCTTTTTTCTTAACAGCAAGCATTTTTGCTTTTTCGTCTGCTACAGCCGCTTCTTTTTCTGCAGTTCTATCTGTAACAGATGTATCTACAGGTGGCGGCATTGCAGGTGATGATTTCATACCCATGTGCATTCCTCCTTTAACATTCCGTAGAGGGCTGCATCAATCCATTTACCATCTACTTTCATAGACTTGCGAACAATACCTTCTTTAACAAACCCTACTCCCGCAAGTAATCTTTCGTTTCTTTTATAGCCATTAACACACATAGCTGTCATTCTACTACATTTACACTGATTGAACGCATAATCAAACATTAATCTTATGTTTTCCTTATTGCAAACTTTAGGGTCATCTAAAGCTAAATGCACAAAAATGTTGTGACCATCGTAATCTGAAAAAAGTAAACAACCTAATATTTCATCTGTATTTTCTTTTACAAACGCAATATGTCTATCGCTTTCTTCCATTCCACGCAGTATATGCGCTTTAGGTGCAAGCCAATCGTACGCGCGTTGTTTTATATCTGTATCCGCACGAACCATTACCATTAAGCAGTTCCGTAACTTGTCTTTTTCTTTTTGCCTGCAGAAGATGTGCCACCTAAAACTGTTTTAGATGT